TCTGTAACCCAGTGTTTTTGGCCGTCCTTATCGTTGTATGTTCTAACTTGGAGTCGTCCATCGACTGAAGCAAGCTTTCCTTTGGCCAGATAGTTGGCACAAAGTTCAGCAAGTTGTTTAAACATTACACAAGGGATGAAATCGGTTTCCTTTTCGCCTTGAGCGTTCTTGTATTTACGATCAATGGCCAAGGTGAAGTTTGTTACGGCTACACCACTCGGTGAGTAGCGGAGCTCTGGATCCTTCGTGAGGCGGCCAATCAATACGACTCGATTTAACATTCAGCAATTACCCCCGTTAACCGCTCCTGGAACTCAATTTCAGCGCGATTTAAATGCATTTTGTGGAGAGTCCTTATGCCGGTCGATATTGATTTCCATAGTTCCTCTATGTCTTTCTCTGGCTTTTCCCAATGCTCTTCAAGGGCATCAATGATTATTCCGAGCGTATCCTCTGATAATTTGATTGGATCTCCATCGATCAAATAACAAGGTTCGGATTTACTAGCGACTTCGCGATCACCTATGTGATTGAGAGCGGCCTGTTCTATATTTTCCGGTTGGCATTCCCCTGTCTCATCCGGTACGACGTTAACTGTTTCTTCACCCTCTACTTCTAGCAGCTCTTGAGCCTCAGGTTCTAGAAATACCTGATCTGCCTGATCTGCCTGATCTGCGCTTGACCCTTCCTGAGTCTCTAAACTCTTCTCCGCTTCCTCCCTTGCTTTCTTGACCTGCAAGGATATTTTCAAACCTTGAACCGTACCTTTATTGACGTCATATTTCCTAGACACATCAGATGTATTTCCAATGGCTTCAAACTGCTCGATAGTTGTGATCTCTGCTCTCATGATTTTTGTTTTTTCCACTGCACTGATCAGCTGCATAGTTGTTCCCTCCTCGTCTAGATATTCAAGTTCTCCAGTCCGTTCATAATGTTCAACATCGTACATCCGCGTTGTAACAGGAGATTCCACTTTTGCGTGATTATTTGGTTCTAGGAGCTTCGTTCCATAACTTCTCGGGCTAACAATGCCTTTCATAGCGGTTCATTCACCCCCGTGAGATAAAATTTCTCGTACTTATCCGATGGGACTTTAAGTATTCTAGGAGGATTGTCCCCTGAGCCCTTATTGCGCTTGTGCACTTTTGAGCTTTTACTCTTATGTTCAGCATTACGGGCTTTGGCGTGATCGACGGTTAGAACACCGGCCTCTCGCCATTTGACAAGAATCCCCTCTAAATACCTTTTGTTTCGAGCGTCTGGACCAGCTGCATCACATTCATTCAGGCCCTCAATGACTACCCCGTCAGGGTCAGGGCTTCCTCTGGATGAGAATTCATCACACCAAGCAATGATATCCTCAGCCTCCCCTGGAGAAATCATCCTTCCCCAGTTCTTTTCAGCCCAGTAAACCGCTCGTGTTCCGATGGCCATGGAGCGGGTTTCTTCGGTTTTGAATACGGTTTCACTCAATTCGTTGACGATCTGAGCGGTTTTGGTTACGATTTCCACTGATTCGTTCACAGTTATCTCAATTTCCTCACGCGCGTTATTATTGTTGTTAGTAATTGAAGGCGTAGGAGTAGGTGAAGGTGAAGGTATGAATTCCCGCGAGGAATCGCGCGACTCCGCGACTTCTCGCGCATTATCTTCATTTGGCAATGGAGGCGGTGGAAATTTTGAGTCATCCTTTATTCTTTTACTTCCGTGAATATGAGTTTGATATTTGAACCACTTATCATGAGGAACTGACAAGTAAGGCCTGCCAGTTACCTCATATAGTTCAATGAGTCCAACTTCGTGATACAAGTGCAATGCTGCTGCGATTGATTCAGCTGTGATAATGTCATTACAGGGAAAGACTTTAGCCTTAAGCATTCTGGATTTAGCTTCAGCTCTTCCCCAATCATCCAATGTTGTTAATATCCAAGGCCAGATTAGGGCTGCCAAGGGATCCCTCTCCGCAACCGTAAGTAACCTCTCATCAACGCTTATATCACTGGTGACAAAAACTTTCCTACCCACTTTTTCACCTTCTCATAATTGTGCTTTCGTTAAAGTTAACCGGAAATCAATGATTGATGTACCACTTACTACTCAGGGGCCAAGACGGTGTTTTTCGTGAGGCGGGGTATAAATCGCCCTTTCCTTTTTCCAAGCCAACGATCGGACCCGCGCCTCCAAGGTTGCCGCACTGATACCGTTTTGCTCTGCGATTTGATACTCCTCAGGTGTAATGTAAAAGTAATGGCTCACAGATTTATCACCTCGCCTTTGTATATCTCTAAAACAAAGTTAATTGTCTTGGTGCCGGTGTCCCAAATATTTCTAGTGGAATCCCTTCACAAAGAACCTGACCTTCAACGAGTTTCAGGTTGTTGAGAATACATCTGTGACCGTCTCTGGGGTCGGTATAATTAAGATTAAAAAATAATTTATCTTTGTAAGGCTGACCGACATAAATCACCTTCCCTCCGGTACCGTAATGAGTGTGAACTACGCAACCTATCAGGTCGTGTATGTTGGTCATGATATTTATCCTTTCCAGCCGTTTAACTTACTTTTTCTTTCTCTCCCCGATTTTGCTTTGAATATCTACAACAATGATCCCTGTCCTAGTCAGATTGGCGTCATTTTGAATAAGATGGTTCTGATTTAATCTAACAAGCTGTTTTCTAGAAACTAAAATTAGATTATCAAGTTCAAAATGACGCTTATTCCCATCCCCGAAAATTACCACACTCCCTTTTGGCACAGGTCCGTTTGCGTTCTCCCAGACCAATATGTGTTTGCCTTTCCACTTGTTTGGATCAGCTACCTTGATATCTACGTAGTCGTCACCATTAATTCTCTCAGTACCAACCGGTAGATAGTTCCACGGTCTATTACCATCTTTGAATTGCGTAGGCTCCCATCCGCCGGTACCTTTTTTGCCCTTATTAAATGGTGTATGTTCCGGAAGAAACCTACCATCTAGCCCACTGCTTAACTTATGATTTTTCTTGTAGGCCTTGATTTGGTTAAGTCCTAGATTTAAGCCAAAGTGAGCATTTAATATCTCGGTAAGTTCGACATTTCCACGTCCGCAAACATGCTCCTTCAGAAATTCATCCTCATCTTGCGTAAATTTATGGGCCATAATCATTTCTCTGGCGACAGAAACGATTCCCGTAACATGACCGGCATTTTTTTACTGTCACCGCCCAAATATTCATCTTTTATTTTTATTGCATCGAGTACTAACTTGCCATTAGAAATAATTTGCACAGCAACCTGATTTATCGCCTTCGCCCTGTCGATTTCTTCTACCAGTTTCTCTCCCTTAAGCTCTTCATCTCCTAAACGCTCTAACTGAGCAAATAAATGATTATTTAAATCACCTAATGAGTTTTTCATATCAGCTGAACTCCCTCCCTTTGATTTAATAGGAGCATAAAGCACCGCTCCGTGTGGTATAATCAACTTGAGTAATTTTCTTTTGAGCTTCCGTTGGCGCGGGAGCTTTTTCCATGTCCATGGATAATAAAACACCACGATGTATTAGGTCCTGCGAATTTCTTATTTCCCTCCTCTTCGCCATTCCCTCGACATGGGAGCATACTAATGCATACTGGCATTTGTTTTGGTCGCGAAGGTCAATGCACCCACCGCATGTTTCTAGGTGATCGAGAAAGCTTTTGTAAATCATGACAGTGCCCTCCTTCCTCTGTTTTTCTTCCTCCAATTCATGTACTTGTCGTAGTGGTTAAGTTTGATTTTCACTGCCTCCGTGAAAATCGGGGTAAACGATAGAGTGAAGAGTCCAGTAGCCCAGTATCCTTCAGGACCAACTTCCCAGCGCATACCGCATCTACTATTCGAGCACCTGGCTTTGGTTTGACCGGGTTTAAATTCCATAGCTTGTCCACATTTGCAACGTGGTTTGAGTTGTTCCACGAGTTAGACCTCCTTACGATCTCATTGGTACACAGTCAAAACCTACGGCATGGATAACTCTCCGACAATGCTTGCAATGTGTTATGGACTTTCCTCCTTCGAAGTCTGTCTTTTGCTGCAAACTTAACGGATGTGTGCAAATATTTGGATTGGCACCGATGGCCGCTCGTTGAGCCTCAAGGCTTTCGATGTATATTCCTAAGTCGTCATACATCTTTTGGAGGTTTAATCCAGCCCCTACTTCAGGTTCGTACTTCATAGGACCCTCCCTATATCATGATTCCTTGCTTCTTGAGCGCTTCTTTCCATAGATCCTGCATTTCGGATGTACAATGTGCCAGAGCGTCTTCCCACGTTGGCCAGCGGCCGTGCTGCTGATAAAACTTGTACTGGTAATAAAGGCTTTGCTGGTTGTGCGGCATTTCGGGATCGTGCTTCACTGCGCATTCTTGGCATACATCAGGAGCACATGGTAGCAACCTTCCTTCTTTGGCTAGGTTAATTTCTTTGATATGCATTTTAGGTCTCACCTCCTCCGCTGAATGTCTCCAGATCCTTTATGTCTTGAATAACAGCTTTGATTCCCCAAAGGGCGAATAGATCACTCTTGTGAACGTGCCGATTCTCCCAGTAACGAATTGTTATTGACGGGAAACGCTTGGTTAAGAGATGTTGAAGTAAGATTCGATTAGTATCACAGTCCATCAAACGATGTTCACTCTCATCGATAACAAAAATATAGCCTTGTTTCTCCAAGTCGTTACGCTCATCTTCTTTGGTCTTTTTGTCACTCACTGGTGTATTTGACATTGAAAAAATGCGATCAAATGAGAAGCTGAATTTCAGATGGACTGTACCGTATGGACCATATTCATATTCATGAATCCAGCCAAAGCCCTCGTTCTTCCACCACTTTCCGATACTGTCATGGAGGTTACGAAGCAAGTTGGGAACAGTATCAATTGGCGCAGCTTCCCCTAACTTACGTTCTAGCTCATGAATCCTGCCGTTAAGTTTTCGTATATCAGCGTGCTTTTCTTCGATTCGTGCAGCTGCTTGAGATGCATATCCAATCGGCTCACAAAGCTCCTTGAGATAATGATCCAGGAGACTACACATGTTGTCTCTCATCTCAACGGTTAAGGTATCGTTTTCAACCATTTCATAGATATAACTAGCCCCATGCACTAGATCTTTAGCACCCTTCAATGTCACAACCTTTTGGTCAGGTGTTAAGGAAACTCTGTCAAAGTTCGGTTCCTTGTCGTTCATTAACCAATCCGCTCCTTTACTTAATCCATCCGGCAATACATCAACACATGATAACCAGCATCCTCCATAATCTTTTCCATGGCTCTCGTTGCTCTGACCCTTGAATTTGCTTGACCGCATACCGGGGGAGTGATAAAGTACCGCGATCCAATCCAGCGGGTTCGTCCTCTGGTATAAAGCCCTGCAGCATTGACAGCTTCGATCACTTTCTTTTCATTCGCTGACGGGAGCTTAATGGTCATTATGTCGCGGTTTGCCGTTCCTCCGTCTTCACCTTTACCAGCTTCTTCTGCAGCTATCCTAGCTTTAATTAAGTCCTCGGTAAGCTTCTTGTAATCCAAGGCTTTGACCCTCCCTTAGCTCTCTAGCTTTCCTTCGTTCTCAGCCAGCATCATGGCGAAGTTTGCCACGTTGGCCGCTCGTCTGATTACCTCTTCTGGAGCTCCCGAGTTGATTGCTTCTCTCAATCTGCGCAGATTACCATGGATTTCTTCAAGTAGAAAACCTGCTGAGGTTCCCTCCCACCCACCTTTATCCTCATTCGAACTAAGCTGCTTCTCCATTTTCATGGCGAATGACTTAACAATTGGTCTTAGATTCCTATCATCCCAAGGTGTGCATCGTCCCAGATCAATGAACCAGCCTTCCAGTGTCTCACTTATCTGCATCCCTGATCCTTTCTGTCCAACCTCTTCAATCGACTTAGGACAGGTATCTGCAACGCATTCTTCACACTCCTCGCACTCGACAGCAAGTTCTACCTTTTCCCACACGACGGAGTCTAATGTCGGAGTTATTTTGAAATCAACAAAAACTGAATGATACCTACAATCGTGTAAAATCAGAGGTCTCATTTCATCATTTTTATACTCTGGTCCAAAGAACAAAGAATTTTGCCAAAACAGATAAATTGGCCCACCTTCGAATTCATGAATTAGCCTTGAGTTTTCAGGTTGTTTTTTCAAAGAATTTTCCACCTCTCAAATTTTTAAGCGACCTTGCCCCGGCCCAGTGTAATAAAGCACCTAACCGCGATATCAACGACATAAGTAAGAATCAACCGGTTGTGTTTACTGGCGACGTGGTTTCCTTTTATGTCCGTTGTCGCCAGATCCATCACTTCCGCGAATTGGGAGTTAGTTAGTTGTCCCGTACGAGATTCGAGGATTGTTCTGAGCATTGGTTTCACCTCCTCCCTTTTGCCCTCCCTCATAAACTATTTTTCCTTTATTTAAGATTTTTCTCAGCCCATAACCTAAGCGATTGAGTGCTGTCAGAAATCATGTTAAGAACCTCGAGAATTTGGTTAAACTTTGGTCTTTCATCAGAACTGATCACGCCATCACCAGCGATTTCAAGAAGAGCATCTTTAATCGGTAAAATCCTCTGAAATGCGGATAGCACCTGTAAGGTCAAGCGATCTAAATCTGCGACTTCAATTTGCCGTATTGTTTGTTTGCCAAGTGCACACTCATTGGAGCAGAAGTGATTGCAAAGTTCTGGAGAGTTATAAACATCGGACATAAGTAACACTTCCTCGGGATATGGGATAAGGCTTCCCAGTTCAATACGAGCCAACCGTGTTCGATCAATACCTGTAATTTCTGCAGCACCTTCGCGGCTATTTAGATTGTCATTGAACGAAGAAGCCTCCATTCGTGCTAAATAGAACGTATTTTCTGCTGCTTTCGTGGCTTTTCTTGACATTTATTACACCTGCCTTTTATGAGATACTTTTAACAAGGTAATCGGTGATGGGTGACTGGCCTATTTCTAAAGACGTCCCTCGTAGTTTTGAGCGTCAGTTCGGTAGCAGTTGGGGAAATTTCAGGCCAGGTTCGTTGATAATTGCTTGTCCACTTGTCGAAGTTAACACGGCTTGTCTACTCATTTTGTTAACCAACTTTTTCACAAATTAGGTTGACTTATTTTTACCGAAGCGCCTGACGTATCCAGTATTAATCGGCTTAGGATTCGCCTCCGGACCAGTGCCTATTTTGTCCTCTGGGAATCGCCACGCCCCGCCAATTTTAATACCGCCATAATTGAGTGGTCCATTGTGGTAAATAGTTGATTTTGCAATATTAAGCCGCTTAGCTACTTCCGTTATTGTGAAGAACTGCACCTATTCCTCACCCCTTTCTTAACTAGCAGCATCTTCTCTAACAAAATAGAATAGATACTCGATTTCAAACTGCGGAAAATACTTATGCTTAATTTTCCGGGCATCTTCCCAAGCTATCCTCGAAGTGCCTGTGAGATAACTTCTAAACGTTCTTTCACTAACACCGATACATGCAGCAAGGTCCTTAGGCGCAATATCATATCTTGCCATTTCTGCTTCTAAATTTTTAAACATACCATCACCCCTCACTTAACCCTTTACGGTTATCTTTAGGTATAATACTAATCCAAACACGGTTAATGTCAAGCAAAATTTAATAAAAATTACCCTTTGATGGAAAATATTTTCCGTTTTCGGTTAATCTTTGTTGACTAAATTTAGACAATATAATATATTTTAAACGGAGGTGTCGACTGTGGGATTAGAATTAATAAGCAAAATGAAACAAGAACGAGGATTGAAGACAGAGGAATTAGCGCAAATGTCTGGCGTTCCTATTGGAACACTAAATAAAATATTGAATGGTCAAACTAAAAATCCATCCCTTGAAACAGTATTTGCTTTAGCTCACGCATTAGGATGCTCTGCTGATGATTTTGACGATGAAGACACAATAAAAAAAGACAATCCTATTGCAGGAATGCCTGAAGAAATTCAAAATTTAATATCTAAGTGGGACAAGCTATCAACTGAAAATAAGCTAAAAATTACGGGCATGATTGACATAAAATTATCAGAACAGGAAGAATAAACACCATCAAACGGAAGGAACGTGAACAATATGGCTCAATTTGTCCCAAAAGCTAACGGTATCGGAGTACGCTTCTATGTTGAGCGGAATGGGAAAAAAGAGCGCATCTATCTTTATGAGAAGGGATGGACACAGGAGGACGCCGAAGAGGCCATGGTCGAGTATCGCCAAAAGATGGGGTTTGTTGAAGATAAGGAGATTACTATAGCCGGATTCTTGGATAAGTTTTACAATGACTACGTTGAGCATAATGTTGAACGATCCACGGCCAAAAGATACGATGAATTTATCGCACTCCATATTGTGCCCGAATTAGGCAACATAAAGCTTCAAAAAATTAGGCCTGTAGAGCTGCAGAATCTCTATACTCAGATGATTGTTAAAAAGAAACTGTCTTCTACTACCGCTTTGAAGGTACATAGGTTCTTACACTTGGCTTTTAGGTATGCGATATCTTGGGGGTATATTAGGTATAACCCCTGCGATGGCATAAAGGCTCCTTCTCTGGCAAAAACAGAGATAGTAATACCGACCGACACAGAAATGAAATTAATACTTCAGAAAGCAGAAAGTAATATGTCCATCTATATGCCCGTTTTTATAGCTAGTACCACTGGTATGAGACTCGGTGAAATATTAGGGCTACATGAAACAACCGTGGATATAAAAGATAAAGTCTATCATGTTAAGTTTAGCCTAAACTACCTTGAGGGAAAATTCATTCTAAAGCAACCAAAGACTAAGGGAAGTCGACGATCAGTCACATTCCTACCAGGGACTGATGAAATGCTAAAGAAGTACATCAAGCAAAGAAGCGAACGCCAATTAAAGGCTAAGAAATATAATGAAAAACCTACATACTTCCTTGTTAATAGGTTTGGGTACCCTCTTAACCCATCGAATGTAAGTAAGCTATTCAAGGGAATAATAAGAGAGTTAGAGCTTGACGAGAGACTGAGTTTTCATAGCTTAAGGCACTATCACGCAAGTTGGTTATTGATGCAAGGCATACATCCAAAGGTCGTGCAGGAGAGATTAGGACACTCTAGCATAGTAATAACCCTTAATACATATAGCCACCTTATCCCCAACATGCAAGGTGATGTTATATCCGGTTTAAATGGAGACATGTTTAACGCCGGGCACGTTTCAGGCACAAAAACTGCGGTCTTTTCGGGCACGAAAGGCCACAAGCTGGTCAGGAGAAGCATCTCAAAGGTTGCGAAATAATTTTACAAGCGGTCTCCAAAACCGCTGATGGGAGTTCGACTCTCTCATCCCCTGCCAATTAAAAACAAGGCAGAAATGCCCATGAATAAAGGAAATGAGAGGGTTTTATACCCTCTCATTTTTGTTTTCAGCCTAACCGTTTAGTGATAAAGTATTGCATATTTTAACCGATCATGGTTATTTTTTAGGCACGTATTGGGCACGCTGGACGCGTTGGGCACGTTTTAGGCACGTTTTCAGCTATGATCCTTAGTATATTCCGACTCTAGTCCTACAAAAATTTGCTCAATATTGATGCGGAATAATCGCTTCGCCTTTCTTGCTAAGTCAAAAGGCATCTTCCTTGTGTCCTCTTCATACATCTTTACGTCCTCTACTGAAATACCACAAACTACCGCAATGTCTTCCATAGAGTATCCATTAATTTCTCTAGCTGATCTTAACGTCACCTGAAACATAAAATCATTTCCCTTCTATAGATATCACGAAACGCAATAATTATAATTTTGCCCCTTGTGGTAATAGGGAAAAGTAAAGTATAATTGCATTACAAATATTCCCTATTGCTGGGGTATTTGTGGTGGGAAGTCCGTAACTCTTGTCGGGGGAACGGGCTTCCTTGTTTTTACTTTCGTCTCGCAGCTTTAGCGGCTTCGCCATCAACCCATCTTCTCCATTTAACACCGTATACTTCTCGCCACTGAACTGGAATATTTCTCCCGCCAGCAGCCCCGACTCGTCCAGACTTGAGACCATGCTAATCTTGCGCCTATGCCAGGTCTCTCCCTCGTCATCGCTGACCTTAATTTCGATCAGCACATTAGCCTCGTCTAGAAATTCATTTGAAAACTGATCTTTTTCCGCTGCTTGCTTCCCCACAGCAATTCCCCCTCGAACGTTTAATCTCTCATTATTAGAACACACGTTCTTTTATTGCACAAGGGGTAATTTGTCGAATACCTATTAATCTAATTCGCAGATCTGAACATTTAACGCAAACGCAATCCTACTCAATGTTTTTGCATGTGGACTCGTCCAAATACCTTCCTCTATCCTACTAAGATAATTAACACTTACCCCCGCTCTCTCTGCTAATTCCCTTTGCGTCAGATTTTTAGCCTGACGCAATTTCGCTATTTTTCTGCCTGTCCTCAATTCTGCCAAGTCCTATCTTTAGGATATACCTATTATGGAGTCGGAATTTAGGGGAATTATGTACTGCCCGACTACTCATTGCGCGACAAATTAAGACAATTCACCCAAAATTATATTTTATGTATGCACGTACATTGATTATAACCTTAAATGTGACATTATTAATTTGGTAAATATTTCTGTTAATTACCATAGGTTGATTAACAGGGTAATGTCGCAGGTGATGTGTGTGAATAGAATCAAAGAAATCTTAAAGGAATTAGATATCAGTCAAGAAGAGCTCGCCCTCCGTTCTGGGGTGCCGCAACCAGAAATTAGCCGAATAGCTAACGGCAAGAAGCCAAAAATAGAACTAGGGACTGGGATTAAGATCGCGCGTGGGCTAGGACGCCCAGTGGAGTATGTTTTTCCAGACTATTAAAAGGATTTTTATTCCACAATGTGGAATATTTACCTTGGGTGAAGAATATGGATAATAGGATACGAGAGATCCTAAGGGAAAAAGGAATGACACAGAAAGAATTAGAGTCGATAACCGGCATTGCTCAGTCTGAGATAAGTAGAATTATTAACGATCGTAAACCAAGCTTGTCATTAGCAGTAGCAAAACGAATAGCAAAAGCGCTCGATTGCAATATTGAACAAATCTGGCCCGACTAAGTCGGGTTATTTTTTTATTCAAAATTATTAGTAGTTACGCATATTATTAGCAATCGCTCATATTATTTATCATGTAGCACACACGAACTACAACCAAAGCACAGGAGGTACACATATGGGCGACATATTAGTCTTAAGGGCAAGACTTCGCAAGCGAGACAAGGACATTCAGCAGGCAGTACAACGATTAAACCTGGAAGAAGGCGAGATGGCTGATATGCTCCGGGACGGATTCAGACTGAAATTGACGGAGATGGGTGCCATGCGACCACCAGTGGGACCCATTACACCGGATGCCGCACGACTGATGGCCAGGGAGTTAATGCTCAGTCTAAAAGCTGAAAGGAGCTAAAATCTCATGAGTCAGAAACAGAATGTGATTGAGGAGGTCCGTGATCAACTTAAGTATCTCTTTCTGCATCGGAAAGGCAACGATACTCACGCAGCCGTCCAGGATGTGATCGATGCCATATGGCCCAAGGCACCAAGGCCTAAGATCGAAAAGAAGATTAAACTCTCAGGTGATGCGTATAAGTTCCTCATTTCCCTCGGTGCCGGACTAGGATATAAAGAATTCAAAGCCAAAGAACAACTCTTTGCCGATGCCATGGGTGGAACGGTGCAAGTCGAAAAACGCGGGAAAGTCGTGACTATGCAAGCATCAACAACAGAGATCAAGCGCGAATACCCATACTCCTTCGATCCGTCCCAGCACAAAGGCTTCCTCCCGATCCACTTCGGATACTCAGCTATTGGTGAGGTCGTCAAGGATTTATCAGATATGCCGAACCTTATTATCGCAGGTCACCCAGGGGCGGGGAAAAGCAATTTCCTCCATGGGCTAATTATGGGGCTATTACTAAACAAGAAAACCGATATCCGGACCGTCGTCTTTGACTTTAAAAAGCTCGAATACTCTTACCTCAAAGAACATGTCTTTTTAGTAACCAAACAAGAAGTCGCCATAAAGGTGTTCAAGGAGTTAAACAAAAAGTTGGATGAAAACCTTAATATCCTAGAGTCTGCAGGTTGCGTCAATATTAAAGAATACCTAGATCAAGGTGGAGAAATGCCCTTTTACGTTGTTGTAATAGATGAGTTAGCAGAAATGAAAGATGAGGATTGCCAAGAAGAATTAAATAGGCTTCTTAGACTTGGTAGAGCCGCCGGATTTTGTATACCCTGCGCAACACAACGCCCATCCAGCACGATGATGAAGTCGTTCGGAGATTCCAAGGCCATGTTTGCAGGAACGATGTGCTTCCATGTTCGCGATGCCATTAACTCGCGTATGCTCCTCGATAACGAGAACGCCTCCTTGATCCCCTCTATCCCTGGCCGGGGAATATATCAGTGGGATACCGAGCTGGAAACTCAGGGAATGTTCTTACCAGTTAAGAAAGCTCGCCAACTCTTGAAGGATATTGACCGATGCGAGGTGATGAACTTTGTTGAACAACCACGCAAAATGCTCCCACCGCGATAGAGAGTTATTCAGGCTCTTAGAATCTCAGGGCGCTTTAAATACCGATCAGATCAGGCTCCTACTCTTCCCTGACAACGTCCTCCGCATTGTTCAGCGCAGACTCAAAAAGCTCACTGATACCGGAAAGATCAAGCGTGGCAGATTATCAATCGACGAACCATATTACTACTATGCCAATAAAAAGCCAGGACAACTGGAGCACGTCTTAGGAGTATCTTGGATCTATACGTGGGTATGCTCATCCCTCTCAAATTCGATGAGATTGCATAGCTTCGAGCGAGAAGTGACTCATAAAACTCTCCGCCCCGATACACTCATATGCATTAAAGGCACCTGGACAGACTCATTGTCATTTTTTTATGGCGAATTAGACATCGCGGAAAGTGGTCACGACTTCGCCGATAAGGTCAAACGCTATAACGATTTCTACAGCTCTGGCGAATACCTAAAACAATGGTGGGTTCCACTGGCAAAGAGGTTTCCTGTTATCAGGGTTGTTACTACTGGGAAGGTGGAATCCATTACGTTAAAGATTTCTAAAGCAAACGTTAATAACCTGGAATTCCAAGTATTCAGCCTAAAACAAATTAAGGAGGAATGTTTAAATGGTAACAGCAGCAAGCGCCGCCTTCGGGCCTAGTTCCCCCGGATTCGTTATTGATATCTTAGTTATGTTAGGAGTTGGATCGTGGTTAGCAGAAATGATTACTTCTGCTGTTGGCAAGGGGCAAATCTCATCATTTATTAAAACAGCGACAACGATTGCAGCTATCCTTTGTGTTATCAAGGTCGCTTGGCAACTTCTTGAGAAATTCTTCAATTTCACCGTTGGAACGATGTGACGTGCCATGATCAAGTGGATTGCCGATCTCCTACTTATCGCCGTCATCACATTCGTCGGATATTCGATATTAGTCGGGTTCGAAAGAAAGCAGATCGCAAACCTAGTCCTTATGGTTGCTGTGATGCTGGGGTTGCTGACTACAATGCAGGATCTCGCGCCGGTGATCCAGCGTTGGAATGCTCGAATTGATTCCCTCCAGAACACCGCTGATAGAGTAGCCGGTATCGGTCAAGGTAGCTGGCGAATGCCAATGAAGGGCGAAATATCTCAGAAATTCAAGGGTAAGGATCACCACGGCATTGATATAGCCGCACCACTTGGAACAATCGTGGAAGCCACTAGGAAAGGTGAGGTGACTAGCGTAGAGTGGAATGACATATATGGTAACGTGGTCATCATAAACCACGGAGGAGGCATGGAATCACTGTATGGGCACTTAAGCGGGATATCAGTAAAGGTCGGCTATCCGGTGATTTCCGGCACCAATATAGGGAGTTGTGGGAGCACGGGGAATAGCACTGGTCCACACTTGCATTTTGAGATAAGGAATAATGGCACATGCATCGATCCCTCAAGTTATCTAAAATAATCTCTCCCCCGTCCCCGCTCCTTGTCCTTTGGAATCCTTGATCCTCTCCCCCTTACCCTCTCTTTCTGAAAATATTTCTTTGATTCATGCGCGTTTTAGCTTGTACATTGGTCGTATTGGCGACCAAGTAAACGATCAAGAAAGTGACTAAACTAACGACCAATCCGCTTAATAGTCGCAAAACCATTAATTATGTCGCATGGCAGGGAATGCCTTAACCGTCGTGGAACATATAAAGTGTTTTTATTAAATCTGTTAAGGAGTGAAAAAAATGAAATTGTTACTAGTCCTCTCTTCGTTCGCGGCATTTTTCGTATCATTAGCAATGATAATTTTTTCAGCTATTAAGAATAACGGAAAGATGAAGAAGTGGTCGATAGGTACCGCTATTTGTTTTGTTGTTTTTATCGGGGGGATCTTTATGCCGAATGCTCCAGTTACCTCACCGGCCGTAGTATCCTCCCCGCAGAAAACTCCCGAACAAATAGCTACGGAAAATTCGAAAGTCAAACAAGATGATGCAGCGAGAGTAGCCGCTCTGTCTAAAGAAAAAGCCGATGCTGATGCCAAGATTAAAGCGGAAGAAGAAGCCAAGAATCTGCCAAAAGTAAACTTTTCCGGTTCCGTAGATCCAGCCATAGCGCAAAAAGGTGACAAGGTATTAATAAAAGTTGATGTCGAAAACCTCGATGAGAGCAAATCGATTGATGGAATTAAGTTGTTATTTAGTGATAAGAAATTTCTAGAACAAGGGCTTATCATTGTAAATGTTATGAGTGGCGGTGTCCAGGATGGTCGCGCTTTTAATTGGAAAAGCGAAGCTACCAATATTCCTCCAAAAGGAAAAAGATCTTATCAAATCGTTGCGCAAGCTAACACACCTGGCACTTATGAGAGTATTATCCAAGTGGAATCACCAAGTTTCCAGATTTATTCTGATCCAGAAGGAAATTCTGAACTGAGTGCAAAATTAGTTGTACTCAACTAAACGCAAATTGACCCCGGCGCAAAACCGTGGGCCAATTCCATCGAAAGGATGATCCAATGCGCGATACATTTCTCCTCCCCAATACTCTCCTTTTTCTGATCTTCTGGTTCCTCTCCCTCGCTCTCTTCTACTACATGATCAAGGCGGCTGTGCGAAATGGAGTAGAGCAGGCAACATCCAGATTAACCGAGTCGATGCGGGAGATCGAGAAGTCTGTCCACGAAATCAAAATTGAAACAAGCAAAAAGGAGAGCAGTTAAGCTCTCCTTTCTCGTTATCATTAAAATACAAAAAAAGAACCTCCGCGTCCGGAAGTCTTTTTTGTCCTAATCTTGGGATTACAAAATAATACAGAGAAAACTACATGAAGAAAGATAAAAAACCTTTCAGTATATTATCGAACAATATCCTTGGTTTATCCTGCGGTAATATATTACAAATAAGTTCGCCCAAGACTCGTACGCACAAAAAAAAATGTCCCCCACCGTTACTGCGATGAGGGCTTTTGCAATTGGAGGAAAATAAATTGGAGACAAGGATTAACATACCCTTAATCGTGGTTAATCATCCGATACTGTGAACAAAGGCCCCCACCCTCTGTCTAGATAGGAGCCTTGCTCAGGAGACTACTGATATTATTCCGTGAATTCACTTTATTATACGCCGGTGGAATAGACAAAACATGCCAGCTTATTGTAATACTACTTGGACATAATAAGATCGTAGTAGTTATTAGCTTCTTGAAGAAATAATGCCACCAACTTCAAGAGGCGTTACAATCTAAGACACAAGGAGAGCCCTTTGGGGTTCTCCTTTATATTTTCCACGAATCCGCTTTAACTAGCAAACTCAATAAACGAGGGCAATCTTAAAAGTCCCGACTTTGTTAATGTTCTATATTTGATCTTACACTTAAGCGAATCATTCGGGAAATAAACATAGTCGTTTATTTCTTTAGCCCCTACCGTCTTCGCTAACTCATAAATGGCCTTCCGTGCATCAGCCGGCACGCCCAGCTCCATTACTCCTGCTGGGTTACCATCCGGAAACGCAAGTAACCAACCAAACTCGGATTTCCTAAATCCCATGATCGACACTGTCATGTATTTATTGTTAATCACCTTAAGCCAATTCTTAGAGCGTTTCCCCACTTCATATCTAGAGTCTTTCTTTTTAAGGACGATTCCCTCAAGGTCTTGCTGCTTAACTAAATCAAATAGCGCTTGGCCACTGCTATTAATAGAGAGAGTTTTCGTAATCCTCGGCAAATCCTCCGGCAAGATTTCAGTAAGTAGAGCCTTGCGTTCCATAAGGGGTAGGTGACTTACTTTCTTTCCTTCGAAATAGAGCACATCGAACGCACAGAAGGTTACCGGATTTCTCTTAGATAGAATGGGTATTCTCCTCGGTTTACTAACTTGAAACCTACTCATCAATGCTTCAAAATCAGGTTTGCCATTTTCGTCAGTGATAATTAGTTCACCATCGAGAATCGTACCTTTGGATATTTGATTTGTAATAAGCTCGGGAAAGCGTTCAGTTACTTTATTCTCATGCCTGGTATAAAAGCTCACATCGTTCATTGTAGAGTAAAGAAAGCGAATTCCGTCCAGCTTCAATTCGCTCACCCAATCATCGTGATCGAAGGGTTCCTCAACTTTGTGTAGTAACATTGGGCTAACAAACATAAATCCCACCTCTAAGACAAGTCTAGCATGGGAAATGCTTACAGTCAGGTGGGAAGTATTGGGTTTACTGTACTTACGAGCGTAAAAATGGCCCCCATCGAAAACGATGAGGGCCAAGTATTTTGGGAGAAAAGACATTGATCATATGTTTATTCTATTACAATGTTACGGTAAAGGCACTGTAAATTTTTGTCATTTATTCTACTATTCAATATATTAAAATATTTCTTTATGCGCAAGTTGAAGGGTTAATTTATCCAGGAATATATCACAGAATTTCTTACCCAAAGCCTGATCTGCTCGTGGCAACTGTAACAATCTGAAATGGCCAAGCATAGCTTGTACGAGGACGGATAAATACATCTGACCAATAGAATGAATAGGGAGATGGAGTAATGTCTGCTTTCTCAACTGGACCTCTAGAAAACCAGCTCGACAATGCTGGGACAATAGCTAAAAGCGTTTGGATTAAGGTTGAAAATAATAGAAGCAGTGGGAATGTAATAGTCAGGTTGAGGGTATTCCGTTTAGATGGCACAAGAACTTTAATTGCACAGGCTCAGCTCACCGTTAACCCTGGAACATCCCAACGCAGAGTAATTCCACTTGCAAACAATATTTTCGAGTATGAAGTTCAGTATGATGTAAATCGACAGGGCGCATTAGTTAGCGTTTTTAGTAAAGACGCAAATGGTAATCTCGTTGCAGCCCAGCGTGTTTTAAACAGTGAATTTACACCGATCCTCAGTTTGGCTAATTAAACCAACTTAGGAGAGCCGCAAAAAGGAGAGCAGTTAAGCTCTCCTTTTTGCTATTATAAGAACTGGCTAACGAACTCTAATTCTTTGGCCAGGATAAATCAAATGTGGATTATGAATGTGTGGATTTAAAATTATTAGAAGATGAACGTGCGTCCTGTAATGTTTAGCTATATGATGCAAGGTTTGACCTTTGCGAACATGATGGTACATTGTCTAAATTCCCCCTTTTCGTCTACACTCCAAATTATGCCAAAGGGAGTTTCTTGTGCTTTTGCTAAAAAAATAAAAAAAAGGCCCCCACCGTTTCCGATGAGAGCCAAATGAGCAGGACAAGTTCGTAACCTTTTTGGACGAGCAAACATATTGTATAGTGTGACGGCCATTTAATATAGATAGGGAGAGCGTGGTCAACTCTCCCTCTACATCTTATGCAAAAACCACTTGCAGGTACTCAACTCAGACATTCCATATTGTTCCATTTGTTCAAGCCTGTGCATATCATGTACTATCTCTTGGCAAAGGAGGAAATGCAAATGGCATTCGGCGGTGTTGATCGTGATGATTGTTGTCGGCCCGAAAGAAACCGTTTTGGAGAAGGAATCGCAATTGTTGTCGTAATTATTCTTCTGCTTATCGCACTGGGAATCGTATTCTAATTTAGGAAGGAGGAACTTGCTAATGTTCGGAATGGGTTATGGTGGAATGGGTTACGGCGGAATGAGTGGATCATGTTGTCGTCCCCCTGTATGTTGCCCCCCTGTCACCGGCGGCGTTGGTCCTGGCGTTGGTGTAGCAATTATCGCAATTGCTATTTTGATCCTTATCGCTTTAGGAGTTATTTTCTAAAAGAATCCACCAATAAGGCTATCATCCAAAAAGGTGGTAGCCTTTAATTATTAGAATGTCGCTGGGCAGCTTGATGATCCTTGAAAACAAAAAAGGCCCCCACCGTAGACTAAGCGCATTCATTATCATGCTAGGCTCAGCTCTGGTCTAACCAATCATATGCGTTAACTAATTCATTTCATTCTCACTCCTTGATTGTCCATAATCATATAAAATCTCTGTATTCCCCGATTGTCCAGTATCACTATAGCCGAACCTTTACAGAACAAGCTGCATACTTTGTACAGACACTATAAATTACCATTTTCCATCTTCACTACGAGAAAGGAGGATAGTTATTATGGTTGGCTTAAGGCGTTCTAATAGAGATGATTTCTTTTTCCCGTTCTTTTTCCCGTTTTTCTTTCCATTTTTTGATCCATTCTTCTTTCGACGGCGGCGGTTTTAATTTATATTTATATGCAGAGCCAGGCATAAGCACCTGGCTCTTTGCTCCTCATATTTAACCTTCGGTAGAGGTTTAGCCGGTTTTATACTAAACAAAGCAAGCTACCCTTTTGCCTAGAGTTTCGTTGGTTAAAAGCATATTTGTTCGCTCCTCTCTTGCGCTAATTATTACACATGTCTTGGGTAAAACGTGTCATATATAGTCAGGGCAAACATAAAGACCCCCATCGTTTCCGATGAAGGCAAAGTATTTTAAGAGAGAACCCTTATTATAATATGCTTGTACGGAAAGGTTGGGAACTCTAAATCTTCCACAATAACCACTTACAGGTCTGCAGTTCGTACTTCAACTCAAACACCTTCATTACCCCATCCACTTCACTTTGACATCGAAAGACTTTCATGCTATTCCCTGCGAGTTTCTCTTCGGCTGTGTGGATAATCTGTTGAACCCTGACAACAGACCCCATATGCCGAAATCGTACTGGGTGAGGCTTACCATTCAGATCGAACCAACAGACCATTTCCACAGGTGCCGCAATTGTTTTCATACGTACATTCGCCCTCTCTAGGAACGTTTGTTCTTATTATAATCTAGAGATTGGAAAATTAGTAGAAGTAAATCTTGGGGGCAATGGAGTCCTGCCACCATGTAAAGTGGAGTGGGTGTGTCGTCGGTTTAGAAGTGAGCTAGGACTGTGATGGGGGTTGAGAGGATTTTTATGGTTTACGCTTCCTTTAGCAATAGGATAATGGGCAGTTACTAAATTGCCAATCTATGGATTATGCACTTTGGATTATCTTTTAGAAGTTTCTTAGACTAACATATATTCGGAATACTGGATTAACAAATTCATATAGACCGGGCCTCTCTGAAACACGAACTAATGCAGGACCATATTTCTTATCAACTAGTCGTGGTAACAGTTGGTCAACATGGTCAACTTCCAATTCCTCTGCCTCGGACCGAGCTGCCATTAGCACAACCCTACCAACTTCATCATTAAATAAGGTGTTGTCCTCAGGCTGTTCTGCTAGTAGGTGGAGTATGATTTGACGTCCTGAAGCATAACCGATAGCTCTTTGATACTGACTTTCCAGCGTAGGAAAGGCATCTCCACTTTTCACTTCCCTTAAGACTTCTGCAAATACATCTTTAGATATGTAAGTAGTATTAGAAATATTAAGGTGGTTTACACACTCTTTACCCAAAAGTTGAATGACATAAGGATAGCCTTGTGACAGAGTTGCTATTTCCGTTATTACATCTCTATCGAACTCAACTTCGCCATCAAATAAAGCTTCGGCAGTAAATAATACCTGTTCAGACTCATCATAAGCCATCGGTCTAACATGAATAGAGCCTTCTTCCAATAGTCGTTCCACGGAGGCATGATCGTAAACTAAATCATTTAAGTCCCGACCAATACCGCAGATTGCAAATTTAACTGTGTCACTGCTCAGTGATTTGATCAAAGAACCAATGCCCTCTTTATTATCTATAACATCAAATTCATCTAATATTATGAGCAATCCATCACGTTTCATCCTACCTTTTACTTGATGAGTGACAATTGAGTTAACAAGATTTCGGAATGTCTGCACTACATCTCCTGGGACAACACGAGCGTACTTTGATGTTTCAACCCCTTTTGCACCCCATTTTACAACTTTAAGATCAGCTCCTGCTGAAACCTCTTTTGCTCTGGAAAATTCAACAATTTCTTTGCCATCATCAGGAACAAGTCGAAGTAGCCCATCTTCTGAGTCTTGGTCGTTACATAGACGAATTAAGAGATCCTGTGCGTTCTTAATCATTGAATCACATGAATAGTAGACAGTTAAATAACTACGCGAGCGTTTCGGAATCTCGCCACTCAATCCTGCCCTGTTAGCAAGCGTATAATCTCCAAGTGCAATTTGTTGAATTTGGCGAAGCAAAGAAGATTTTCCGACACCTCTTTTACCATATACCGCAATTAATCCTAATGTAGTATTAAGAGCCTTCACGCATTTCCTTATTAAATCCGTTCTACCTACGAATCTATTTGGATCCTTAATTACATCCGAAGTAAAACCCATTTCTGGATCGATCATCACAATTACCCCCTCAAGATGATTTAATCATCTCATAACTTCCTCGCGAAATTAGGGGAAACCTGTCTCATGAATGAAAAAGGCCCCAGCAATTAAGCTGAGGCCTTTCGTTATGTCGTTATATCCTCACATCTTCCACAAAAACCACTTGCAGGTACTTAGCTCGAACTTAATTTCAGACGGCTTCAGCACTCCGTCAATCTCGCTTTGGCACCTGAAGTACAGCATCTTATTGCCGGCCAGCTTCTCTTCGGTTACAGATAGGACCTGGTCTATCTTGATGGTTTCTCCGTCGAACTTGAAGCGCAGTGGATGAGGTTTGCCGTTCTCGAACCAGGCTAGGACTTCGACGGGGGTCATTTTAGTTTTCATGTCTTCCCACTCCTTGCACTGATTGTTAATATACCGCTCCGAATCAATATAAGCTTTTTTAACTGACTCTATGCCGTTGAATCTAGGATTAAGCTTGTCAATTAAATAGAATTGAATATCATTACAATCCTGATGAGTATCCCTAAATGCATCAAAGGAATGATAATATAATATTTTAACTGCGTAAATGTCTGAACGGAATTTTTTCACATTGCTTGCTCGTCCCATGATATATTCCTTTATATTTCCACGAATATTAATTGACCATCCAATATATAATAGGTTGTTATTTTTGGAATACAGAAAAAAGAGACCGCTCTCACTTGTATCATCAACAAGTTTTGAAATTTTACCTTTTTCTTCGTTTATTAGTTGATCTACACTGAAGACCCTATCAAAGGAAATATCTAACGACATTGGTACGTCACTCCCTTTTTAGGAAATACTACCTTATTATGGCATACCAAAAACGAAAAGTAAGGGGAAACGTGTCCCACAAAAATAAAAAGCCCTTACCCCACAGTAAGGACTTTAACGTATTCCACTCAACTCATCGATCGAAACTCCAAAGGCGTCTGCTAACCGTGCAAGCGTATGGATCCGGGGAACCTTTCTCCCAGTTTCTATATCACTGAGATGTCTAGGGCGGATCCCAATAATAGTGGCTAGTTCTACTTGGGTTAGCTGTCGATCTTTTCTGTATTGGGCTACTAGTTGGCAGAGGGATTCGTTGGTTAAGAGCATCGGGGTCACTCCTCTCTAGCCCTAATTATCTCACATTATTTGAACAAACCGTGTCATGAAATAGAGGTTAGTAAAAAATCTCCGATCGTTTCCGATGAGAGTCATAAGTGAACAAAGACTTAAATGGGAGTCATTAGGATTTCCATGGTCTAGTGCTCCATATCCCCTTTAATATTCCTATATTGCCATAGCGACTGGGCCTTGCATAACTCTTATGGGGCTGGGTTTATGTTGGGTGCCAGCGTAGCCAGCAATATTTGTTAGTGAAGTACTGTCAGTTGTTTTTAATCAACCTCTTTAAGCTGATTAGGCAACAAAGATGCCATCTGATACAACGATTCGAAACGACCTGCTAAATCTCCTGCATCCGGTTTATTAGTTCTTCTTTCAGCCATTCTGTATCTTTTTGCCTGTCTTCTTATCTCATTTACAATGTCTTGATCTGCGACACCCAACTTAAGCATATCATGCATAAGTACTTCATAATTATTATATTCTTTCAAATTACTATCAAGCATAAAGTCTCGCTCATTACTAGACCTAGGAATATGAGTATTTCTAACTTCTTCCTTTATCTGAGAGAGTTCAGCTAAGATTACTTGCATCATCGGATCGAGTTGGGTTTCACTAGAATCAGGTAGACTCGCAGGTTTGGTAATAGATAAAAGCTTTACAATTGAGTTAACGGATGTGCCCTTTTCCCACTCTTGAGCAGTTTTCAGTAATGCGTCACATATGTTTTTTTGATCCTCAATTACCTTATGGTAAATACGTTCTTTACAGTAGTCAACGCACCTTATAGAAGATATATCAAATATCCTCGGGGTACCTACCTCTTGTACTAAAATAACTGGCTTATCAAAAGCTTGTCTAATCCCAAGTTCAAATAAGACATTTGGATTTCGTGAGCTTAGATCACATATGACTAGCGGACATTCAACAAGCTTTCGTAGAATTTCAATATGTATTAAATTAGTTCCTTTTTCTTCATCCGCTCTTCTCGGGATAAAACCTGCACTTTGGATTGCAGGGATAAATATATCTTTATAGACACGTTCAAAATGTCCTTTATCATAACCTTCTGGATCGGCGATAGGCATTATAACAAAACATTCTTTATTCAACCCCTCTACTTGGGCATCAGTGGTCAAAAACTTGCTATCTTTAACATTCATTATTCTTCCTCCTCCTCCTTTGCCCCTATTTTATTTGTGAACATATTATCTACATCTCCCTATTATAGTTATAGGTATTATTTCTATTTAAGAGCGATATTGATTCGTTCCTCTCAATCTAGGTAACTGCACCAAATAATGACTCGCAATATATGAATAACACTCAAGAGAACACACCTTATCACAGAGATATATTATATTATAACTACCTTGCGAAATTAGGGGAAACCTGTCTCATATAATAAAAAAGCCCCTACAGTAATTGTAAGGACTTTAGCACCAATTGTTTGAGTGTTGATCCTAGAATAATGAAAACTGTTCGTACTTCACTTTAGGTGGATAGACTAATCCAATAATAGAAAACTGGCGGAATTTATCCATCGACTTCAATGTCCCCATTATGAAGTATAAGTCACATTTCTCAGTAAATTCCTCAAAGTATTTTTTACGAATCATTTCTAGGGCGATTTCTTCTGAACCATAGTAGATTTTCCATTTTCTATAAGACTGATTTATCTCCCAGTCGAGTATTTGAAGTGTGTGTCCTTTGCAATTAGGGTTATCACAAGTAAATTTGTAAGAGAACTTATATGGCACTTTTTCTATTGGCTTTAATGATACTTTTCGCCTATCGAATAGCGATGGTTGGCTTATGGCACGATTCAATGCCTCTTGTTTCTTTGTATTCCACTCTTGAGACGTCGGCTCTATAACAAGTCCTTCAACATGCTTTGGTTTAAAAATACCTAGTGAGGTTTTATTTAAATCATGCAACGTCTTTAGTTCTTCAAGTGAACTAATGCATAATGGCAATAGAATTTTCTTTCTTAGTCTCCATTGTCCACTCGTTTCGACTTTATGTAAGCTAATTATCGAATCATGATCAATTTTATGCGACTCTGGTCGAGGATCGCTGGATTTAATGATATTCGCTTCAATCCAAGTCCACTTTTCAAAAGTACTTTCTATGGGCAAAGTTCTAAATTCCACTGGGAATAATCTTATCCACTCGCCTGTTGAAGTTATCCCAGCCGTACATACTGATTCACCATACTTTTTGCTAGGTTGTGGGTATGCCTTTACTAATACCAAAATCCGTTCACGTTTCCATCCAACTGTGATAGTCACAAATGAATCACCTCAATATTACATAGTTTTTGCAGTTCTTTTGCCAACAGGCTACGATGGCATTGGTTAAAGTCCCTCTCAAAGCACATGAGACAAAATAACCCTTTCTTTATTGTTGTTGACAATTCGACAAGGATATCCCTTTGACCTGCCAAATGATGTAAATATTTTTCGGAAAATTCTACCCAGTTGTTATTATCGTGCAACCCTTTTCTAGCATCTCCCGGACTACCTAATTCACGAATATGAATATATTTGATTCCTGCGCTTTCCAAAGCACCACTCAGTGCAGTTTTTGCAAAACCTTTTTTGCGACTGATTGGTTTCTCTCGCACGTCAATAAGCGCTTTTACTCCATTGCGAAGAAGCTTTTCCACGAATTTTTCAATTTCCATAGACTCATAGCCAACTGTAAACAATGCTACACGATCGTTAAGCAAATTGGATATTTGTTTATGCAAAAAAACCTCAATGCTATTGTCTTCTTTTCCCTTTACTTCATAAGTCATTGCTACCAGTAACTTCTCTAGCCGTTTCTTACCCACGTACCTGATTTCAAGGGCTCTAAAAAACAAGGCCGGATCCGTTACCATGTACTGAGAAATTCTATCCCAATAGCCTCCCGGTTCAACGTTGTTTA